ACTCCGTGGTGCCGTCATTCAACAGATTAACCGTCAAAGCCGGGACGCATTGTGCCCTTGGCAGCCGTTGACATCACGCCGCCACCAGACTTACGGGGCTTGCGGCCCGCGTACATCTTAGCCATTTCGCCTTCAGCCTTCATGGTCTTTCCGCCATGCATATAACCAGAGGAGTTTGACGTTTCTCCACCCATCATCCGGCCTTTTGCCTTCATGGTCTTTCCACCATGCTTGAAGCCTTCAGCCTTGTTCTTAGCTTCCGACGCAACATTAGAGCCACCGCCAGCGTAGAAGCCGCTGTTCAAAGTCTGGTCAGCCTTAACGCCCTTCTGATTCTTGCCCTTCATGACATTTCTCCTAAAGTTTCAATTACGTCAGGTCACGAGCCTGAACATAGGTGACGGTGAGGATACCGACACCAGTGCCGGTGTTAGTCGAAAGCACAAAGATTTGAACGTCAGAAACGCCGACATCCTTCCAAACAAGCGACCGAGGAGAACTATCTCCCGGGACAATTGCCGTAATGCCCAAAGTTGTGCTGAGATCATTGTCAGCCGCTACCGCAATCTGAGTTGCCGTTGCATTGGTGCCAACATTGACCGTCGTAGCAGCTCCACTCCAAGCAACAGTCTTAAGCACTGAAGCGGAGAGGATTTGGCTACCAGCCGGGATGACAATGTTTGTCTTGTAAAGACCAGAAACCGCTACGTTCGTTGCTTGGTCAACCGCAGCGGACTGCGACATGACGACGAACCCAACATTGGCAATTGTGCCAACAGTGGTGCCAGTCGTGTTAAGGACGTTACCCGCCTTAACTGGACCCGTAAAATGGGTAGCTGCCATTACAGCTCTCCTTTCAAGTGGTTGTAATTAAGATACAATTTCCGTGTGGAGCTTGTATCCAGACCTACAGCACGACCCCTTTCGGCATACGTCATACTGTCATTTTCAATTATGTACTTAACTTTGGCAACAAATTTCGGGTCGGAAAATAGCCTTTTTTGAACTATTTTAGAAAGCTTGTTCCGGTAACCCTCAGATTGATAGTTAAAGGTTGCCGCTCGCCTACCGACCCGAATTTTAAGTTTTACCTCTTCTGTGTGCCGCTTACCCCGCATAGGGGCTTTAGCAAAGTCAGCAATATTATAGAAAGTTTTTTCTACAAAACTTGCCGAACCTGAGATAAAGGCGCCCTCCAAAGCATCCATATCATTGGGGTCTTCACAAACAGCCTCAAGGCCCCAACTAAAGTTTGACTCACCATACTTGTTAAAAGCGTTTTGCAACCTTCCATTAACGTGCTTTCCGTTTCTAAGAAGCCGAAAATGTTCCGAAATACGCTTTTTTACATTTTGAGACTGACCAACATAGCAATCACCTTTCGCCAAATTGACGATTTTGTAGATGCCGCATATTTGATCAGCGTATGGCAAGGACAACACCTTTATTACTAGTTAGTGCCAACTTTAAGTACGATAAAAGGCGGGAACCGTAGCCCCCGCCCAGTTTATTACGACGGGAAGCTTCCAAAGATACTCCTCCAATTGTAATAGCCAAAGCTATACCGCTCGTAACCCTTAACCAGCAAATTGTCCGTAACGAAATCGACCTGCATATCGCTTTCAAACTTAACGCGCTCCATGTAGGAGAGGCCGTCAATGTTCGTAAGCAGGAACCATGTAGACGAGGACGTTAAGAAGTCCGAAACCATGTAGGACTCAGGCAAGCCGCCCGAGGTCATCATGATTGCGTTGACGTCGTTGTCGGCGGTGCCCGGACGCAGTTCGGTCTTCGTTAGACGGATTGCAACCGGCTCAAGGGCAGTCGGCACGATGAGCTTGCGCGCACGCGCGAAGACCTTCAGGCCAGCCTGATCCTTGAAGTTGGTACGAACGGAGATCATCGCGTTAAGCAATGTGCTTTCGTTCAACTCAACAGTTGCAAGGTTTGACACCGTGGAGCCGTCGATAGGGTGAGAGGCCGACACAAGTGCTACGCCGTCACCACCGACAGACCCATTGTACGTCGTTGCAGTGTTTAGCACGTTCGCGCCGTAGATTTCCTTAGTCTGCTGAAATGACTCAATCAGACCGAGGTTCGAGGGCATGAACTGCGTCTTGTAGAGGTTATCGTCAATCGCCTTGCGGGTGATCGCGTAACCAAGAGCGATTTCCGTATGCTCCTGATTGTAGACGTAACGCTCACCAGCGTTGTTGTCGAAAGCGGTCTGACCGCCTTCAGTCTTGAGCTGAGCGAGGCCGAGGAACCGCATTTCAGCGGTGCGCTCAAGAGCCATCTTTGACTCATGCTTGGTGAACATCTTGTCGTACTGAGACGGAATCTGCTCGTACTTGCCTTCAACACCACGGAGACCGGGGAGAAGAAGGTCTTTAATTGCTGAAAGATTGACAGCCATTTACCTTACTCCTGTTAGATGCCGGTTTGATTCTTCGTGGTTACGTTATTGAACCCCACGATAACATAGTTGTAAGCGCCAGCTTCCGTGCCAGCCGAACCCGGGGGCTCAGTGACAAGTCCTATAACTCGGAAAGCAAGCGTGTTGGTTGTAGCAGCCGTGGTAACATCCAAAAGGGCAGCAGAGATGCCGTTTGCGGTGTTTCCAGAACCAATGGTATAGCTGGCATTAAGGTTAACGGTTGACTGCGTAGCACCCGTGGCTCCAGTCTGAACCAAGAACCTAGCGTTCGGGTCATTGATGATGTAGCCGTAGACATCTTCTGTCGCTGCAACATCGGAGCCGGGCCAATAGTTGGACCAAACGGTGCGCTTCTGCGAAACCGAAAGGTATTTGCAGCCAATAAAGATGCCAGCAATACCAGCAGCCGCAGTCGTGCCGTCGCCCTGAATAACGAGGCCATTGGCGTCGGGTTCTACAGGGTCGCCATTAAAGATGTTTGTAGCGTTGTAAGCAATGAGGACTTCAACCTGCTCATACGTCGGAGCAGAGCCATTACCGCTGTATTGACGAAAACCGAAAGGCGCACTTGTATTCGCCATGACGGAAACTCCTTTTTACAGGAGGTTCATCATCGCGCACCGGGGCGACTAAGAACCGGAAAAGTTTTACCTCCTCACCGAGGGAGGCATTAGACCCCATACGGGGCCTTGTTTGCAAAATACCACTTTTTACTCAGAAATGTAAAGGGCCACCCGAAAATGGCCCCAAACACCAAAATGGGTCTAGTCTTTTGGAACGGGTATTGCCTCGTAAGACTTCTTAATCTGCGGGCGAGCCTGAGCATGGTCACGGGTAAGCGTGCCATCTGGCGTGCCAGCAATCTGGGCTTCCTTATCCCGAACCTGCTTGCGGGCAAGGTAATCGTGGCGGCGGCGAGCTTCCTCAACCACCTCCGAAGGGCGCTCCATCATGACCATACCGTCACGTTCAATGGTATTACCCGGCCAGCCCGCTGGCATATAGGCCAGATGCTTGTTGTCGCGGTCCAACGGGACTGGTTCCCAACCCGAACGAGCCAATTCGACCATATGGCTTGGGTCTTCTGCCCCAAGAAGCAGCCGACGCTTCCACTCATAAGCCCAACCCTCTGGAACCATGTCGGGATCAATGTAGAACTTGTCGCCGCCTTCGCTGACATGCTCTAATTGGCCGCTTAGTTCAGCCGTCCTGCGCTTGGCGCGCTCAATAGAACTTTCTCCTCTCATCTCAGACCTCATTTCTGCTCTAGGAACAGAGTTTTCAACGACTTGCGTCTCCAAAACGTCTTCCTTTGGACGACGACCACGACGACGAGGGCCTTCACTAACCATATTTTCCATTTTTAACTCCTATCAGTTCATTTTGCCTTCGCGCTGAAGCGCAAGTTTATGTTTTGCGTACTCTTGATCGGTCATTCCAAACATTTTTGCCGTTTCAGCCTCCGCCGAACTTAACCTTACCGTGTTTCCACGCTGAGACGAGCCACGGTTAACCGGAGCCGCAGGCGGAGCCGCCCGAACGACAGGCTTAGACGCGCTAGACATGGGTGAATCCGTAGTTACAGCAGCTTCTTGCGGCGGAGGGCGTCTAGATTTGAGCGTCTCCTCAACATTCTCAAAGTATTCGTCACTATCTGGGCGATAACCATCGGCTACAGCTAGATTGTGCGCTGCAATCATCTTCTGTTGTAGGCGAGAGTCCGTTACAAACTGCGGGTTCCTGCGAATCCATTCAGCCGAACGAGATGAAAGGCGGGACGCAAAGTCTTCTACCGGGTCAGCGTAGGTTGGAACCTGTTGTTGACGCGGCCTAGCCTCCATCGCAGCCTTGCCGTTCTCCAGTTGAAGCAGCTTGGCTGAGTTTGACCCCATAGACTCCTGAATTTCAGCTACGCGGTCGTAGTCACCAACCGACATAGCTTCCTTGTAGTGGCTTCTCAGGATGTCGTTCTCACGTCGAACAGTGTCTATAGCGTTCACAACAAGCTGGAAGTTTGTGTCGTCAACCTCCGAATACGCTTTATTGGCGTGTTGTGCAGCCTCGCGAGCGCGAGATTCAGCCTCTTTGCGCGCCCTACATTCGCTCTCCAAATTCTCTTGAAGTTGTTTTAGTTGCGATTGGACATCATCATCTTCATTGCTACTTGCCCGGTTTACCGCAAGATCGGGCTCAACAACCACGTCAACAGTGGGCTCTTCGCCTTTTGTAACTTCGTCATTTACATCCAACGACGTTTGTTCATTGTTTCCAGACATTTTTATCTCCTCACCATACTTCATCAGGAATCTGAGGCCGCGCTTTGATTTGTGTATCAATCAAAATTCGGCAAAGGACGCCATGAACAGTGATGCTCCACCCGTCAGCCGGGCGAAAAACCAGCCAGTCATGAAGATTAAACGTCTCGCCCTTAAACCAACCTTCATCATTTGGTTCAAACGCGCTCGGCCCAATTTTGAGCAAAAGCCCAACTTTAGACTGAAATCGGTCTTCTTCCGTTGTCTGATTAGTCAGAAACAAACCACTCTTCATTTTCTCAGGACGAATATAGACGCCCACGAGAATCTGGTTATTAAACAGTTCGAAAGTTGACAAATCACCGATTTCCTCGATGAGTTTCTTCGCTGGATCAACATCATGATCCATTAACATATAAGGCATAACTACCCCCTCTGGTTATCGCCGCCGTTGACAACGGACTCGGCCTCTTCCACAAGCTCCAAAGCTCGCTGAAGTCCTACAATTATCCCCACTTGGTGTTTGTACGCGACAAAATCAAAAGATGAGTGGGCAGAAACCAAACTATCTTTGAGCCGCAAAATCTCAGCTTGTATTAGTTTTTCCACTTCATGTTGGAAAAATGCTTGATATGTCAAAGCCATAACCGCCCCCCTGTTTGCGGTCCCCCACGATAAGTAGGGACGGAAATGCAGGGGGGCTACATCTCCGTCCCATATCCACGGCGCTGATGGACCGCCGTAGATTACCTGCGGCTCTGGATTTCAGATTTCTCCAGTCGGCCTAAACCAGAGCCTGAACCAGCGTCCATGTCCTTGTACGATTTATAAACGCGACCACCCTTCTTGAAGGGAGGAGGTCCGCCCTGCGGAGGGCGCGGAGGCATCGGGGGCATACCCGGTGCGCCACCCATCTGAGGAGGCATCGGAGGCATACCCGGCGGAAGCATTGGGGGTCCAGCCTGCGGAGGCATAGGAGGCATGGGAGCCTGCATGTCAGCCAACCCACCACCCTTGCCGGGACTGATGATGATGTTGATGTTGGTGCCCTTGCCCTTGCCAGCCTTCCCGCCGCGAGCATGAGCATCACGCCCACCGGGGACTACGCCGGGAACTTTGCCCGGATACCCAGAGCCGCTGAACACACCGCCACCGTCCTGACGTTTGGCGCGGGCTTCCGGCTTGACCATCTTCTTAATGAGAGCCTTGTCCATTGCCTCGTCAGTGTGCTTTGCCTTGCCACCAGCCCTCAAGCCCATGTACTTCTTCACGCCCCCTGAAGGCATACTCGGAGCGAACGCTAGAAGTTCTTTGGGAACGCCAGCCGCAGCCGCTGAACTGTCAAGCACAGCCTGACCCGTCATGCGAGGGTCTCCCATAGGCCCACCCATCTGCTTCTTAGCGCGACCACCGTGAGCCTTTTTCTTGTCATCATCGTCGCCCAACCCGGCGAGCATAGCAATTGGGCTGAGCATTTTCAGCACACCGCCCAAATTCTTCTTGGTACGCCCACCGTGCTTGCGCATCTCAGGTGGGGGCGGGGGAAGGTCTTTCGGTACGTTCCTGATATACGTCTCAAGTTCTTTGCTGCGACGGATTTCATCCATTGCGTCAATTTCAGACTGAGGCGGGCGCTTAGGGGGCAACGGGACATTGTTACCACCACCAGCCGCCCTGCCAGTACGCCCTTTAAGGAGCGCCTTAATCATGGCAGCTCCCTTGCCGCCGATATTCCGGCCAGATCGGCCAGATGACGCCATAGCAGCATCTACAGCCGGTTCATTGTAGCTGGGACGGCGAACATTCTCGGGGCGCATAGTCCTCATGCCAGCACCAGCGCCGGTAGGCATAATGTCATCACCCATCTCGCCGCCCATTTGCTTTCCGGTGCGGCCACCATGCTTCAGCGCGCCGACATGCTTAATGCCTTCACGGTATTCGTTGGCCTTCTTCAGGTCACGGTTGATCTTGCGGTCGATCATCGGCGTGTCATCGGTCTTTGCAACCTTGCCACCAGCCTTGCGCTGCTTGCGATCCGCACGAATGGGAGCGCACTCGCCCTGAACTTTGCCACCGCTCTTGTACGTGCGGCGGGAAACCGGGCGCATACCCGTTTTCGCCTGTGCGTTCAACAGTGCTGGAGGAGTGAAAGTGGAAGAATCGACCTTTTCAGTTGGGCGGTCAGCCCCAA